CAGAAGCCGAGGAGCCGCGCCAATGGTTGACGAAACCACCCAAGTGCAGGACCCGGTACGCAGAGGTCCTGGGCGCCCTCCGAATGCCAGCCGCGCTGTGGCGGATCATCCCCACCTTGAAGTCTCGGCCGGCGTGACCGGCGATGCGTCAATTGCACCGGAGTCAACGCCACGAGAGGACGAATCCGTTGAACAGGCGATCGCAAGAATCCGGGCTATTCGGCAACCGTTTGGGGCTTTTACGCTCAAACTTGCGTTGCCTGTGAGATCGGGCTATCATCGGCACTGGTTTAATGATGTCGCCGGCCGAATTGACGAGGCACAAGCGTCAGGATGGTCGCACATCATGAACCCGAGGGACGGCAAGCCCCTCAATCGGGTGGTCGGCACGGGACGAGACAATGGGGTCCTGAAAGCCTACGCGATGGAAATCCCCGAGGTGTTTTGGCAAGAGGAAATGGACGCCAAACACAAAGCGGCTCAGGAAAAAATCGACGCGATCAAGAAAAACCCGTTTCAAGCGGCGCCAGGTCAGGCAAAGCCGTCCGACAAGGGCAAATTCTATGATCCTGAAGAATCGACGGGCAAAGGCCCACTTCAGGTGATCGGCCCCAAGGGGTAGGGGTCCTTCTCTCCCCTCCGCAGGCATCCAAGGTAAGTCAGGCAGTGATTGGCCGCGCTTTGCGCGCCGAATGAGCTTGTCTGTACCTTTTGGAGGCCTTGCGCCATGGCGAACGCGAATAACCCTATCGGGTTGCGCCCGATCAATGACAATGGCACGCCTTGGAGTGGTCAAGGCCGCATGGTGGCGTTTCCCGCCACGCAGGGCGCAAACATCTTTCTCGGCGACCCGCTTGTCCCGCTCGGCGGGACCGACGCCTTTGGCGTCCCCTACGTGGGCCTCGCGAGCGCTGGCGCCGGCAACACGATTCTCGGCGGCTTCGTCGGTATCTGCAACGGGCCGGCCGGTTCGCACTACACCATCACGCGCGATCTTCCGGTCTATCGCCAGGCGAGCGTCGCCAACTACGGTTTCGTCTGCGACGATCCAACTCAGCTTTACGTGATCCAAGAAGATTCGGTCGGCGGCGCAATCGCGGCCGGCGTAGCGGGGTTTGCCAACGGCAACCTTGTCGCGGGCGCCGGCAGTCTCATCACGGGATATTCCGGCTGGCAGCTTCAAAGCTCGTCAGTGAGCGCCACGGCCAATCCGACCTATCAGATGCGCATCCTCGGGGCGGTCCGCGGTCCTGACATTGTGCTCGGGACATACTGCGATTGGGTCGTTCGCATCAACCTGCCGGCCCTGTGGGGCGCATCCGGCTACTGACGCCGAAAGTAGAGGAGAAATAACAAATGGCTACCATCGGCGGCGTCATCACTACTGGAGCTCATCCAAAAGCTTTATGGCCAGGAATCAAGACGTTTTGGGGTCGGCAATACGCCGAACATCAGCAGGAATACCCGGAGTTGTTCGACATCGAAACGTCGGACAAGGCCTACGAAGAGGATGTCGAAATCTCTGGGTTCGGCGTCCTTCGCGAGAAGGACCAAGGGGCGGCGCTGAATTACGACAGCGAAGTTCAGGGTTCGATCACGCGATACACCCACATCGCCTATGCCGGCGGCTACATCGTGACGTTCGAGGAGCTGCGCGACAATCTCTACGAGGTTGTGTCGAAGCGCCGTGCGGCGATGCTGGCCTTCGCAGGGCGGCAGACCGAGGAGATCGTCGCCGCCAACGTCTTCAATCAGGCGTTCAATGCGGCCTATCCGATCGGCGACGGCGCTGCGATGATTTCGGCCACCCATCCGACGATCAATGGCAATCAGTCGAACCTTCTGACCACGTCGGCCGACCTTTCCGAGACGGCGATCGAAGACCTTTCGATCCAGATCATGCAGGCAAACGATTACCGCGGGAACAAAGTCGCGCTGGTGCCGCAGTGTCTCGCGATTTCGCCGGTGCAGTGGTTCGACGCCAACCGGATCGTTCATTCGATCCTGCAGAACGACACCGCGACGAACGCCATCAACGTTCTCAAGGCGACGGGAATGTTCCCGAAAGGCATCGTCGTCAATCACTACTTCCTTGCGGCGACGGCGTGGTTCATCCGCACCAACGCGCCCTACGGTTTGCGCTTTATGTGGCGCGACAAGCCGATGTTCGACACGGACAACGAGTTCGATACCAAGAACGCGAAGGCGGCGCAGTACATGCGCTTTTCGGTCGGATGCACCGACTGGCGGCAGATTTGGGGGACGCCCGGAGTCTGACGCCGATTGATGCATCTCTTTGAGAGGAACGAAGTCCATGGAACGCAAGTCCGCCAAGTCGGCAAGTGAGCATCATGTGCATGTTCACGTCCATCATCATCATGGCGTCGAGAAGAAAGCCGCCGAGAAGAAGGCCGAGAAAAAGAAGCCGGCTGAAAAGGCGCGCCGCAAGGAACCCGCCAAGAAGTAATCGAGGAGACTGCATCAATGGCCTTCAGCCAGACCAAACAAGCCACCACGCTCGGCCCCACGGCGTGGATGCTGATCAACCTCAACGCCTTTCGCGGCGGCGTCGGGCTGCTCGCCAATGTCTCGAGCGGCGGAACCGCGACGTACAATGTCGAGGTCACTGGGCAAGACCCGAAACTCCCGAACTTCGGCACGGTCGTCAACATCATGGACGGGATGGGAGGTCTGACGGGCTCGGTGAACAACAGCCTCGCCTATCCCTGTACGGCGATTCGCCTCAACATTCTTTCTCTCGGGGCGGGAACGACCGTGTCGCTCTCTGTCGTCCAGTCCGTCGACTAAGCGAGGAGTCCGAACATGCAGGGTCTTTCTGGAAATTCTGGGGCCATTCTCGTCAGCGGCGTTGACGCGAATGTGCTCGCCCTACTCGAAATCAGGGTTCAGAACGAGTTGCTGACGAAGTACCTCGGGACGAATCAGGTTCAAGAACAGCTTGACACGCTTCGCAACGATCAAGCGTTCGAACTGAATGTGCCGACCCCCTTGCCGGGGGTCGGTCGCTAACCGTCAGCCATCGTGGCTTGCGGCGTTTTGACACGAAAGGAAGTCCCAAATGCCTGTTGAATATGGAGCAGTGGGCGCTCCGTCATCCACGTCCGCCGCCGATGGCTCAAACCTCCCCGTCTTGCAGGGCAAGCTGGGCGAGTTCATCTATTCCGAGCTGCATGGAAAGTATTTCACTCAGAACTACCGCAACAACCTCTTCTTCGGGGCGACGGCTGCGGCGGGTCTGGCGAATTCCATCTTCTCGAACACGACGTTCGTCGGCCTGATGCTTTGGAACCCAACGGGCTCCGGTAAGCTCCTGTCCGTCGTTCGGTCTTCGGCGGTCATGGTCGGCGTTGGCACTACGGCGTTGTCATCGTTTGGCTACGCCTTTCTGCCGAACTGCGGCGCAGGTGTCGCCACTGCGGCGCCGATCACGGCATTCACCGCGATCACTGCAACCCGCGGACAGTGCAATGCGCAGATCATGGGCCAGAGCAACTCCGTCGCCCTCGTCGGCGGCGGCGCGACCTGCACTGCCCAGGCGTGGCTGCGCAACGCCTCGTATGGCACCGGCACCGGCGCTGCGACCGTGGCTCTGGCGACTGCCGGCTCGGAAGACCTGGACGGCTCGCTGATCATTCCTCCGGGGATGATGGTGTCGCTGACCACCGATATCCTGAACGGTGGCACGTTCGCGTCGACTCTGATCTGGGAGGAAATCCCCATTTGAGGGGACCCTCTCTGATTTGAGGGATTGAGAAAAACTCAGCGGGCCAGCCGGGCAACTGGCTGGCCCGTTTTCATTCAGGAGAGATGCGATGGCCGACGCCGTAACGGTGCAGCTTCTTGAGAACGGCCAGCGCGTCTGGGCCTACTCATTCACCAACATTTCTGATGGAACTGGCGAATCGGGCGTCGTCAAGGTTGACGGCTCGGCGGCTGGTCCGCTCGGTGTGGTTGTCGCCGGCCAGACGTTCTTCCCGCTCCAGCACATCAAAATCCGAGAGATTAGGTACGACATCAAGGGAATGGCTCTCGAAATCATTTGGGACGCAACGGCGCCGCAAAACGCGCTCGTCCTCGGCGGGTTTGGCCGCATCAATTTCGACGACATCGGGGGGCTGGCCGCGTTCAGCGGCGGCGTCATGATTCCCGGCGCCACGGGCAAGATCAAGTTCACCACGCTGGGTGCGATGCAGAACTCCGGATACACCGTTTACATGCGCGGAACGAAGGGAATTCCGCAGAGCTAAGGCGAGGCACGGTTCATGCGAAGACATTTCAAAACCATCGCAATTGCGGCTGGCGCCGCGCTCATTGCCGCGTCCCTCGTCGCTTGGGCGGCGCAGACGAACTATCTCGGCGCGGTGTTTGTCGCCGACCCGACGACGCCTGCATATCAGCAAAAGGTCAATTCGGACGGCTCAACCAACGTCGACACGACTGTCAGCGTAACTGTCGCTGGTTTTCAGCCCAGCGGCAATTACGCGACGCTAACGGCGGGAAATGGCGCGTCAAGCGCTGCAACGGCGCTCCCGAGCGGCGCACCTGCCGCCATCGTGGTCTACAACAACGGCGCCTTTCCGATCTCGGTCAAACTCGGTGGCGGGGGTGTCGCAGCTACCGCCAACAACGACATCATCCAACCGGGGGGCGCAGAAGGCCTTCTTACCGGCTCCAACACATATATTGCCGCTTGGGGTATCGGCGGCACAGTCCCAGTGGTCGTCAGCGGAGGTCAGGGACTTGCGATTAGCTGGGGCGGCTCGGGTCCGATTGTTTCCGGAGTTCCAGTTTCTTCGCTCAATCCCCTCCCCGTCGCCAAGTCGCAGGTGCTTTATACGCAATCGGCCGGCAACACGTCCGTCGCCCAACTTGGCGCCAGCGCCACCTTCACCGGTACGATCGACCAGATCATCAACGAGCAGATTGTTTCGGTCAATCTGACGAGCGATCAGTCAATCAATCTGACAATCAAGCAGTGTATAGACGCATCCTGTACGTTTGTGGTGTCAAACTTCACATATACAACTGTCGCTGGCGTGGGGTTGAATCGCGCTTGGGCGATCAATGGAAACTACGTCCAAGTCACCACTCTGAATAACAGCGGTACGACAGCGACGACGACGTTCAATCTGAACACATATTACGGCCCGGCCGAGAATGCATACTCTCCGGCTGGAAATGTTGCTGTGGATCAGATGTCTCAGCCGACCTACGGAACGGGATGGCAGACTTTTGTTTCGGCGTCTTCAGGCAACCAAGCGGCTGCGGTGGCGACGGCGACGTGTTCCGCGCAGAGCGGCAAAACAAACTATCTCACTGGCTACGACATTGAAGCGGCTGGCGCAACGACGGGC